TTAGCAGGCTATCATATCAGAATTATCTTTGTGTTTTTCGACAACTTTCTTAACACTAGATTCGTGCCAAAATACTTCTTTCTCACTAACCTTGATAGGTTGAGGAATTTCACCATTCTTAATCATGCGATAGAATTTAGTCCGGCCAATAGACATTAGCATCATAAACTCTTTAGCACGTACACGACGATCAATCTCCATTCACCCCTCCATCTCATTAAACTTTTTAACGATTGCTTTTTTGGCTTTCATCAAAAAGTACTCACGTTCATCTTCTTCAAAACACCCATCGCCTTGTAGCTCTTGAGAATACAAAATGGTCTCATCTCCACAATCAGGATAATCAACTCTAAATTCGCCATGTCTTAAGCGGAGATATCCAATCTGTTGACCTTGAAAAACTGCAATATATTGTTCAGGGCTTTCATCACAAGTTTTGATTAGTTCAACTTCATCAGTAGTCAATAACATTTCACCCCTCCTTACTTTCCGCTTTCATAAAAGTAATCCAATGTGTGTTACTGCGCTTTCCACTAATGTGGCCAAACAATGGTTTTTGATCTGTCAGTTCTAAAAGTTCACTAACTTTGATCTGTGTTTCATTCCATTTGAAAATTAAAACACCACCATTGGCCAACACACGAAAGCATTCTGCAAAACCTTTGCGAATATCTTCGCGCCAATCTTCTGACAACTTTCCATACTTGGCAGCTAACCAACTTTGTTTACCAGCCTTCACTAGGTGAGGAGGGTCAAATACAACTAAAGTGAATTGGCCATCCTTAAAAGGCATGTCGCGAAAGTCCATCATCACATCCGGCTCAATCACTAAAGAGCGCCCATCACACAAGGTATGTTCTTCTTTTCGAATATCGCCATAGACTACATTTGGATTTTGACGATCAAACCACATCATGCGAGAGCCACAGCATGGATCTAAAATTTGTGCACTCATCCCTCAGCTCCCGATTCGCTTGGTGCCGTAGGCAATGGCATCCAATAATTAATCGCACATTCATCAAACTCATCTAAAGCTACAACTTGATAAACATTAAATTTTGCTAGCTTTGTTGTGGAAAAACCTAAAACCAAATTACCTTCATCGGGCTTCATAAAGTCTGCTGAAATCCAGACTGGCACCGCCTGAGCTTTGGCTTTTTCTTGCCATGCATACCAAGCTCCATTGATAAATGATTCTGCACATGAGTTGAATGGTAAGTCGTAAAAATCACCATTAAAATGAGATTTTTCCTCATTCAGTATTTCTGCAATTTCTGAAAGCTTCTCAAAAGCCTCTCTTTCCTTATTCAAATCTGTCATGTCATCACCCAATTAATGTAAATTTGAAATTCTTTAAGTTAATAGCAGTCATCTTGTTGCAGTGCTGACACTTGGTTCTTGCTCTTTTCTTAAGCTCATCAAGGTCTTCACTAATCTGCTTTTTCTGCTCTGTAATCCTTGCTTGCTGTCGGGACCAATACTTCATAGTGTCTTTGATCCACATCACAGGGTTTACTTTTGCTCCACACTTCATGCATGTAAGTTCCAAAGCTTTAGTGTCAATTTCAACTTGAGCATGTTGGCACTTATGCAGATTTGTTCTTGGGAAGGGCACTACGTTTTCTTCAACATTCAAGACGATGTGATCTTGAAAAGGGTAGTTCATGTTCCCTCTGTATTCTTGATCTGTCATGCTGCCACCTTCAATGTTTTAATTGCGTCATCTATAGCTTGGTTGAATTTGCGAACATCTTGCTCCAATGCTTCGATAGCCAAGTCATTAGCAAAGACGCGAATAATAATGATTTGTAATCCTTCTGGTAGACGTGGGTCATAACTCACAAAGTCACACCATTCACGACGAGTACAAGCCAACTGACTAGTGATTTGAGGTATATGCTCATCTGGAACTTGCTTAGTCAGAAGGGTATTCAAATGCGTTGTAGTGTCTGGACACTTAACTTCTATTTGCCCTTTGTCACCTACAAGTCCATCTGGTGAAGCCCCGAACATTTCAATGTAAGGGTGGTCAATTAAACCTGTACCAACTACAAAGTTACCCGTCTCATTTTCATAGGCCGCAATTGCATGAGGCTCGTTATCAATACCCCATTGCATAGCTTGGTTTGTGAAGATTTCCTTCTGAACGCCAGTGAGGCGCTCAGCTAGAATAGTTAAACCCAATGCATTTAAAGCTTTGCCTTTATTAGGCTTTGCATTTAAATCCTTTACACGGCTTGCTGTGACTTTGCCACAGCGTTCCGAATGCCAATCTTCACTACGCTGGAGAATGTTCATACACTTGCCCTTGTGGTTGATCAGCATTTTGTGCTGCTTCTTTTAATGAAGCGCTATGCTTAGTCCAGAAGTATTTTTTGCAGTCGCCCTGAGGCAATTCAGCGTAGCCAGTTTGCAAGGCTTCTGTGCCTTCCATTGCCAAAGCGCGCATGTTATCTAAATGCTGCTGCTCATAGGCTTCATAACCTTGAGGGACATCTGAACTAACAGTCTGAACGGTAGGGATATGACAATCATCAATACGACGAGCTTCGTCTTCGTCATAAATACCTGAGAAGCCGAAGGCAACACGGGCACATTGAATTAAAGCCTTATGACGTAGCATCCGTTTTGGGTATTTTTTCCAAGGTTCTGAATTACCCTGACACTCGGATAAATACTCAGTCACAACAGTAGGGTGGTTGCGGTCTTTACGGAAAATCTTGCATGTGCATGACTCATCATCTTGTTCAAACTGGATACCATCACATACAGGATTGTCATTAATAATGCGTGCCCATCCATCAATACCAACAACTGGTGTGATGCCGCCACCTTTGGCAGGGAATGCATAAATTTCTTTTGTAAAAGGATTTAGCTTGTACTGGTTTGCAACAATTAATAGAGAAAGAAATTCATCATTTGTTGCTTTCTTAAATACTGTATTAACAAGAGTATTTGCTAACTCAGCAGGATCAACATCTTGCATATTAAAAGCTGATGCAATCTTGCTAACTTGTGACAAAACAATATTACTCATCTTTTAATCCTCAAAAATTAATAGATACATGTGGAACTAAGCCTTTATTGATGGCTTGCAAAATCTCTTTTCCTTTTGCTTCATCAATACCCAAAGCCAATAAGCCTTTAAGTGCTTCATTACAGATTTTTTTACGATGTGCTTGGTTAGCTTGGCGCGCTTCTTCTGCTTGGCGTTCGGCCTCTAGCTTCACAGCTTGTTCAGCCTCAATACGTTTACGTTCTGCTTCGGCAGCATGTTGAGCACGCAATTCAGCAGCTTCTTTTTCAGCCTTTAATCGAGCTTCGCGTTGTTCTGCCTCAGCCTTTTCACGTTGTACACGTTCAGCTTCAAAACGTGCTTTTTCTTCCGCCTCACGGGTCGCTTTTTCGGCAGCTTCACGGGCAATCTGAGCCTCACGTTCTTGTTGCTGGCGAAGTATTTCAGCTTGGCGAAGACGCTCTAATTCAGCCTGCTCGGCTTCATGTTTTTCACGAGCAACAAGAGCTGTACGAAGTGCTTCAATAGTTTCAAATTTTGCAAGTTTTGCTTCCTGCTCATATTCATCAAGAGATGAGTCAACAACTAAACTCTCTAGGGAGTCGATAGCTTTTTTGATTTCCAGTGATGGAAGATCAAAACAAAGACCATACATAACTTTGATATTTGAAATAAACTGGCTATGCTTCGCTACACGGTCTTTCTCAGCTTGCTCCCAAGCATCACGAGGCGCTAAAACCTCATCACGTAATAAATCAAACTTCTTAACAATTGAGATTCGATCATCATCAATCACTTTGATTTGAGCTTTTTGTTCAGCTACTAATTCTTTTCCACATTTCTCAATAAGAGTTTTTGACTTACTGATTTTCAAAGCAAGCGAACCAATCGCATCACGGCCTTTCTTAGTGCTTACATCTGGCACATGAGAACGAACTTCTTGAGCAATACGTTCATACAATTCATCTGTACCACCACGTTTAGCGAAAGCCGCTACAATTACGTTTTGTTCTAATACTTGTAATTCATTAACTTGTGTATTTACTGGCGCATTCATAATCTTCTCCTAATTTTTAAAATGGCAACTGCTGAGTAGTGTCTGAATACCGGACTTCAATTTGTCCTTGTGTAGACTCCTCAATTAGCATCTTGAAGTAGGCCATAGCCTCAGCAAGCGTCGTCTCTGTTGCTGAAGCAGGGCGACGAATAAGCACATCAATGGCTTCAAGTAGTTTTCTTTTTTCATGTACATGCATTGGAAACCCCTAGTTCTTTTCTAATTTCAGCCAACCGTTTTAAAGTTTCACTTAGGTAAGCGATTTTTGTCTTAATAGAAAAATGATCGCTTAGCTCCAATTGGATTTGCTCAGTACCACGACCTACATAACGCAAGTGAATCCAATTGCCACCATCAGTGATGACTGTGTCTTTCTCACTAGAAAGTGGAAGGAGGGCATTTACAGAATCTTTAATAAGATTTTGAAGTCTTGATACTTCGATAATTTCAGGATGTGCATTCATAACATTCACCATGGAGCGCTTAAATGCGCTCTCTAATCCCTGATTCGATAAGATCTTTAATCTCAACTACGTCTAAACGATCAACGTAAGCTAAGACCTCGCCATCTTCGTCATAAACGCGAATGTCTTTAATCTCGTTAATTTCAACTTCACGCCAAGCTTGATAGCCGTTGCCATCAATTGAGTACTGAGCATCAAAATCAACTTCTAAGGTGAACTTTTCATTTGCAGTTTGAAGTACTGCTTGTTCATTTTCAGGGTCGATTGATTCAACTTTGAAAGGAGCTGCAACCGTTACAGGTTCTTTGTTAGCTGGGGTAAATGCATAAGCAGCAGTTAGAGCACTAACTACTCCTACGAATCCCAT